TAATTATGGCAACTTTATTTGGGTTCTCTATAAAAGACAAAGACCCCAAACTTAAAGCAAAAGGTGCTGCTTCGCCAGTACCTCCAGTAGATAATGACGCAACATCCACCATTACTCCTTTTGGTGGGTGGTTTGGTCATTATGTGGATCTTGATGACTCAAAAAAGAGAGACGAGATAAATTTAATACGTCGTTATAGACAGATGGCACTGCAACCTGAGGTTGATAGTGCTATCGAAGATATTACAAATGAAGCGATTGTTTCAGATAAAGATGATAGTCCTGTAGAGATTGAACTATCAAACCTAGAAGCATCCGATTCAATAAAGAAAAGTATAAGAAACGAGTTCGATCATATAAAGAAACTGTTAGATATAGACAAAGCTGCTCATCAAATATTCAGAAGATGGTTTATTGATGGTAGAATGTTTTACCATAAGGTGGTAGATTTAGAAGATCCAAGTAAAGGTATATTAGAGTTACGCTGGATTGATCCACTTAAAATTAAGAAGCTCCGTATTGTGGAAAAACCACCTATGGATGCAGACCAATTCATGAAATATGATTATGGTAAGACCACAGAATTTTATATTTACAACGAGAAAGGTGTAAACAATACAAACCAAGGTATCAAAATTGCTGATGATGCTATAGCATATATTACATCAGGTGTAAAAGATCAAGGTAAAAATATAGTATTAAGTTACTTACATAAAGCAATCAAGTATCTTAACCAGTTAAGAATGCTTGAAGATAGTATTGTTATCTACAGATTATCACGTGCACCAGAAAGAAGAATATTCTACATTGATGTGGGTAATCTTCCAAAGATAAAAGCGGAACAATATCTTCGTGATGTCATGTCTCGCTACAGAAATAAGTTAGTATATGACTCAAACACTGGTGAGATCCGTGACGATAAAAAGCATATGAGTATGCTTGAAGATTTCTGGTTACCACGTAGAGAAGGTGGTAGAGGAACAGAGATTACAACTTTACCTGGTGGACAAAACTTAGGTGAGTTAACAGATATCAAGTACTTCCAAACACAATTATATAAAGCATTAAACGTACCACCATCAAGATTAGAGAGTGATAAATCATTTGATCTTGGTAAGTCAGAAGAAATTAATAGAGATGAAATTAAATTTACAAAATTTGTAGGTCGTCTCCGTAAGAAATTCTCTGATCTATTTCATGATTTATTGAAGACCCAGTTAATCTTGAAAGGTGTTATCACACCTGACGACTGGGAGGATATGAAAGAGCATATCCAGTATGATTATTTGTATGATAATCACTTCTCTGAACTAAAAGATTTAGAGATGCTCCAGAAAAAGATGGAAGTTTTAAATGAACTAGATCTTTATGTTGGAAAATACTTCTCACAAGATTATGTTATGCGTCAACTACTCCAGTTTACGGAGCAAGAAATAGTTGAGATGCGTGCACAAATAGATAGTGAGATAAAGATGGGTCTAGTTATGGATCCAGTTGCACAGTTAGGTCAAGAACAAGAGACAGCAGATCTAGAACAAGAGATGCAAAGAGCTCAAATTGATCAAATGAAACAACCACCGTTACCACCAAGTAAAGGTAATGGTAACAAAAATGCTAAATAAACATGAGGTTATGTTATGGAAACTACTAAAATCGTTGATATGATCATGAAGGATCATCTAGCAGATGCATCCGATGCGGTCAAAGATGTCATTATGAACAAAGCAGCAGAGATACTAACTCTTGAAAAAGAGAAGGTAGGAGCAAACATGTTTAATCATTTGATTGAACCTGAGGAAGATGCTGTGGATAGTGACGAACAGTTACCCCCTTCACCAGAAGACAATGAAACTAATAACTGAACAAATAGAGGAAGTAAAATTTCTAACTGAGGATAACAATGGTAAGAAGAACCATTATATCCAAGGTGTATTTTTGCAAGGTGAAATTAAAAATAGAAATGGTAGAGTGTATCCTATTGACATTCTTGAAAGAGAAGTTAGTAGATATACCACAGAAAACATTTCTAAGAATCGTGCTTTAGGTGAATTAGGACATCCAGAAGGACCAACAGTTAATTTGGATAGAGCTTCACATAAAATTGAATCACTCGTAAGAGAAGGAAACAATTATATTGGTAAAGCAAAACTTTTAGATACACCAATGGGTCAGATTGCAAAATCTCTCCTAGATGAGGGTGTATCATTAGGTGTTTCTTCTAGAGGAGTTGGTTCTCTAAGAGAAATGGGTGGTGCAAACTACGTTCGTGATGACTATCAGTTAGCAACTGCTGCTGATATTGTTGCAGATCCATCTGCCCCTGATGCTTTCGTAGAAGGTATTATGGAAGGAAAAGAATGGGTTTGGGACAATGGATTATTAAAAGAGCAAGAAATTTCTTCAATTAAGAAAGGAATTGACGCTGCTACCCTATATAATTTGCAGGAGCGTAAGGTTTCCGCATTTGAACAGTTCTTGAAAGGACTGTAATTTATAAATAAATTCAGAATAACGTAAGATTATTTACAAGGAGTATCAATATGTCAGCATCAGTTGACCAGAAATTTGAAACATTCGTCGAAGAGAATCTCTCCGAACGCCAAGTCACTGATGGTGCTGGCAAAGCAGATGGTATGGAAAAAGTTTCCGTCCCTGCACCGCAAGATGCTTCGATTGAAGATTTGGGAGGTCCTACCAACCAAAATTATAAACAGGATGACAACTCATCCAAGATTGCCAACAAAGGCACATCACAAATAAAAGGAAACGCTGTTAACAAAAACGCTGGTGCACCAGATGGGAAACCTGCAGGTATCACCAAAGCGGAAGAAACAGAAGTAGACGGAGAAATCGTTGAAGAAGAAATTAATGTCGATGACGATGTTAAAGCACTTCTAACAGGCGAAGAACTATCCGAAGAGTTTAAAGCAAAAACAAAAACTATCTTTGAAGCTGCTGTAAAGAGTAAAATCAATGAGCAACGTAAGAGGTTAGAAGAAGCTTTTGAAGAGGAACTATCCCAGAAAGTAGAAGAGGTTAAGACCGAACTTTCTGAAAAAATGGATAAGTTCCTTTCTTATGTTGCCGAAGAGTGGAAGAAAGAGAATGAACTCGAAATCCACAATGGCATCAAACTAGAAATGTATGGTTCCTTCATGGATGGCATGAAGAAACTTTTTGAAGAAAATTATGTATCAATCCCTGAAGAAAAATATGATGTTCTCGATGAGATGACTAACAAACTAGATGAAATGGAAGAGAAGCTCAATGAGCAAATTGATAAGAACGTCTCACTGAATGGAGTAATCAATTCACGTACTCGTGAATCAATTATTTCCGAAGTATCTAAAGGTTTAGCTCAGACACAGGCAGAGAAGCTTGCTTCACTTGCTGAGTCAGTTGAGTTTGAATCTGAAGAATCCTTTAAGGAGAAGCTTGCTACCCTTAAGGAAAACTATTTCCCCAAGGAAAAGGTTTCTGCTCCTAAGGAAGATGTAGCAACTGGAGAAGTAGCAGCACCTGCAGAAGGTGCAATGGCAGCATATGTCAACGCTATCTCACAGTGGCAGTAAATTATTAACTAACCCCTAATTTTTAAAGAGGAAAAAATCAAATGACATTAGGTATGTCTAAGGTTCTTCAAGAAAAATGGGCACCAGTTCTCGACCATGGTGATCTTGATCCTATCACAGATAACTATAAGAAAGCTGTTACCTCAATTCTCTTAGAGAACCAAGAAAAAGTAATTAGACAGGAACGTCAGATATTATCTGAAGCAGTTCCTACAATGAACACAGATCCAGCGGGTACAGGAAACCCTGGTTTTAGTTCATCAGGTGACCAGTCAGTTGCAGGTTTTGACCCAGTTCTAATCTCATTGATTAGACGTGCAATGCCTAACTTGGTTGCTTATGATCTTGCTGGTGTTCAACCAATGAGTGGTCCTACTGGACTAATCTTTGCAATGAGAGCACGTTACGACGGTCCTGGCACAAGTAATGCTGAGACATTCTTTAACGAAGTTAACCCAAATCAGTCAGGTACTGGTGGTGCTAACGACGTTTCTGGTGCAGGTCCTACACTAACAGGTGACAACCCTGCTGTTCTTAACGACGCATTTACAGGTTCTAACGAAGCTACAGTTCAAGGTTACTATAACAATGGTGCTCCAATGTCCACACAGGACTCTGAAGCATTAGATAGTGACGGTTCTGCTCCTGACTTCAGAGAGA